GGAGATTTGTCAATTGGTTGTTCAGGAGCAGAAACGCTGTCTGCTTTGATTTTATTTTTTTTCATGTTAAAATTGCCCTTCATATATTTATCACGATAAACGAATAAGTATTCAATATGCGTTTACCGTTTAATCTTGATGAGGCTAAATTTAATGATAAAGCCAGGGTAAAATTTTCTTTTACTTCTCCAGAGCTTCATCAAAATATAGAAATTTCTTTAGATGGGGAAGAAACTACTGTAGAAACGTTATTAGACGCTTTCCAACGCTTTTTAGGGGCTTTAGGCATTTCTACTCCAGACAATGTATTGTTAGGGTTTGTGCAAGTGGATGATGAAGAATATGATGATGAGGATGAGGATGATGATGATGAGCCGAACTTAGGAAACGATAAATCAAAAAAAACAAAATAAATTAATGGACTACAGGTTAAAAAACGCTTACGGCAATATCTATAATAAAGACATACCAGTTAATGTAATGAGAGCTGAACGCTTAGGAGAAGTGTGTCAGAGTGTGTTAAATGGTGTTTTTTTATCAGAAGCAGTGTTGGGAGGCAGTACTACTGTTACTAGTTTACCTGGGTATTACGACAAAATTAATGAGCTATTGAAAACCCAAGAAACGCTTTTAGTTTTAATTAACAAAGGAGTAGAAAAAACGTTTACTCCAAGTCCTGGTCAGCAAATAATTTATTCTATACGAGACCCAAAAGCTGCGTTAAAAAACGAACTTGAAGGAACAATAGATGGAGTTTTACAAAAAATAAAAATTAGTAAAATAATTAAAACTCCTCAAATAAAAGGAAAATCTTTTGGAAACAAAGGACAAATTATTGAAGGAATTTTGGGAGCAGCAATTTTTGCGAGATTAACTGCAAGACCCAACAACAATATAACGTCTGGGGATGTATATAAAATTGTATCATTATTGACTAAAAACAAAAACGAAACAACCACTACATTAACACAAATTGTAGAGGGCGATGAACACATTGCAGACAAATTTGTGTTAAAAGTTAGATTAAAACAACTTTCAATGCAAACTTTTCTTGATGTTGAAGTATTAAAGTCTGTTTTATCGAATCAAGTGGAAGGAATTGTAAAATATGTCAACCAAAGTGTTCCGAGATACGCTAAGCATTTTGAAAAAAATCAAAAATTTGATCACGTTGATATAATTGCCGATGGAGTATCAATGGAAGCTTTCAGTAAGGTAGACGTAATTTTAAAAATAAACGACAAAGACACGAAGCATTTCGTCTTGAGTGTAAAGGAAGGAACTACTAAAATAATCGGACAAAGAGGTAGTGGAGGGTCAAGAGCGGGGAGAGATAAACAGTTTGAAATATTAGAGTCGGTTTGGCAAGAATTTGGAGTAAGCATAAATTCAATTAAAAACACATTTCTTGGCAGTCAAACTCTTGAAACTGCTTACGAAGTAGCTTACAAAGAAGCTGCTGGAAATTTAAGCAATCAACTAAATACAAATTATAAGCAAGCCGTCCAAAATATAATAAACGGAACAATTTCATTTGGAGCTTTAAACACTCCTCATATGAGATTAGTTCAATTTTCTAATAAAGATTATTATGTTTTAAATCTTAAGCGCTTATCCAAACTAATTGAACAGGAAGAGATTGTACTGGATTGCAAGTACGTTTCTGGTAAAACTCGTCCAGAAATTTTAATTTACGACAAAAATTCAAACATGCCTTTTTTAACATTTAGAATGTTTAGAACGTCAGAAGGGTATATACGTAATTACATTGAAAAAGAGCAATTGTTGGTACATTTGACTAAAATAAGAGAAGGATAAAGAGTTGACCTTTTAATTGCTAGGCAATACACTTAGCAAGTGAACATTTTTTGTACAAATACAGATCCAATCGTTTCAGCTAAAGAACTTTGCGATCAGCATTGTCGATCTAAAATGCAAATAGAGTCTGCTATTCTTTTGCAACATTGCTTCTCCAATGAAACGTTAAGGTCAGCTCCTCTAACTAAAAAAGGCACTCATCGTAAATCGGGTAAAGGTTATTACAACCACCCTTGCTCTGTCTGGACAAGAGAATCTAAAGAAAATTTTCAGTGGCTAGTGGAACATGCTCTGGAAATGTTTAATGAGAGAGACTTTCGGTGGCCAACATCTTCTGAACACTTTACTAAAACGTTTATTGAGTGGTGCAAACACAATGTAAATAAAACAGAACATTGCAAAGGAACTAAGCTAACTCCTTTTGCAATAGCAATCAATCCAGAATCTAAATGTAAAACTGTTCCTGGGTTCGAAAAAATGTCTGTCCAAGAAAAATATCAACAGTACATTAAAATGGATAAAGACTTTGCTTCTTGGACTAAGCGTCCTATGCCTTCTTGGTATTAGACTTTGCTTTGTCTCGTTCTTTAAACCTGTCTTCCATTCTACTGTTTCTCATGTAGTATTTTTTGAACGTTAGCTTATTTGGAATTTCGTCATAATGTTTGTCAAACATTAGTTTAAAAAAGTTTTCTACGAGATCTTTTAACATTTCCACATCAGCCATTGCTTGATGCCAACTTCCCACACTTCCTTTTAAAGCATTAACTAAAGCAGACAAATTGTTTGCTATTTGTAATCGCTGTCCGCTTTTATAATATTTGGTAGTAAGTTTATCTAGAATGTCTTTAGCTTTTTTTCTTGAAGCTGCGTTTTTGCTTGTATTTTCTATTGTTATTAAAGCAGGCACGAAAAATCTTCTCGAAAAAGCCAAGGTGTCATATACAGGCAAAGTTGCTAAAGTGGGTAAGTTATAAACTTTGCAACGTCCATTGATCATTCTCATGTCAAAAGGAGCATTGTGAGCAAGCAATACAGAAGATTTTTTGACAAACTCAACAAATTCTGACAAAGCTTCTTGTTCAGTACATTCAGAAGCAGATTCATGATACCCTGTCATAACCAGCAACTCTTCAACGGTTTTATCTCGCTTTGTTTTTCTTATAAAGTTTTGACGCTCTGCTTCTATTTTCTTTTTTGTTTCGTCTGTAAGATGGATTTTTTTATAAAATTTATCATTTCCTATAATTGCTGCTATTTCTACAATTTGAGAATTTTTTGGATGAAATCCGGTCGTTTCTGTATCAAAATAACAAATAGAATTTGGATCTAAATTTTTAAATGGATTTTCTTTATCCGAGTTGTAAGGATTAAACATATTATTTTTGTTTAACACAATTAGGAACTATCTTTTTGCTCTTTTTTTTCATTCCTTTTTGGGTATAACCTTTCCAACATTTTTCATGAATCACTTCCGTTTGGGTTTTAAAAAAATTTATAAAGGATTCTATTTTGGATAGTAATAGATCAATTATTCGTTGTTTATCATCTAAATTTTGAGCAACTTCTTTAGGAATCCAAGACCCTTCGGCAATTGCTTGCTCTGTTTGTCTCAACGTTGTAGCTGAAAACTTTTGATCTTCTGTTGATTCAATAACTGGCAATATTTTTAACTCAACTTTGGAGTATTTTTCTTTATTTTTTATAAAATAACCAAATTTTTGAACCATTTCTGATTCAATTGTGCCTGTAATAATTTTCTCTACTCTATCTTGATTTGCGTCGACCCATTCATACAAATCTCTAATTGGAGTAATTTTGCTAAGACGCACCTCAACTGGTATTTGTAAATATTTAGCATAAATTTCCCAAATAGTTTTAGATTGTTCTTGTGTTACTAAAACTGCTCCCTCTCTTTTAACTGGCCCAATAAAGATAATAAGTTTGTCAGACACTGAAGACAAAAATTTAGCATTTTCAAAGTGAGCTTTATGTGGAGGCTTGAACCCACCAGCATATAAAGCAATTTGTTTATAATTTTCTTCAATCGATTCACTAAGAGTGATAGACACTTCTTTCAAAGCGGCTTCCTTAGCATCTCCTTTTGGAGTTCCTACTTCTCCGCTTTTAACACTAACCATTGACCTAAACGTACCAGCAACTCTGTTTTTAGATCGTTGATTTTTTAACTTTTTTGCGAGGTCATTTAATAAATCTTGAAAGGAACCATTAATATTATAATTGACAAATAACTTTTTAACATCATTCCAATCAGGAGAGCTCCATATGTCTTCTCTTGCAATTTCTTTAAAGTCTTGGAGTTTTACTTTTCTTAAGGTAAGTTTGACAGAACTTAAATTAAATTCATATTCTTCATTACCACCTAAAGGAGAAACGTTTGAAATTTTTAATCTACGAAACACACTTTCTGGGGATTCTTCTATTAAAATAGCTTTAGCTAAACCAAGTAACAATCCCTGCTTTTCTGCTGATATATCTAAAAAATTATTCTTAAACGTATGTTCGGTTTCAGACAAGGAAACAATAATATCAACTTGAATTGTTTGGCTTTCTTCCCCAATAATTGGAAACAAAACAGAAACAATTTCTCCGGAGTTGTAATATCTTCTTCCTTTATATTTTTCACTTCTAAACGGAAGGATGGTGTTTTGAGGAAGCTTTGTAATGGTATCTATAATTCTTTGTTTTACTTCTTTTTTATCATCTCCTTCAAACAAAGCAATACAATCGATGTCTCCATAATCAGGTTTAATTCCTACTTTAATACTACCAGAAAGAGAGGCTTTCACAAATCCTGGAATCTTATTAAGAACTTGATCTATAAAAGTTGTAAACGTTGCTTGGACGTTTTGTTTTTTAATTCTGTTACCTCCAGCTACTCCACTCATAATGTCTTTTTGTATTTGGCTAAGTTTGATTCGTCAGGTAAAAATTTTCCTTTAAGACTCAAACGTTCTTGATTGTTTATCCAGTATTGTTGCAAGTCTTCTGGTATATCAGCTCTAGTGCTGTCTAAAATTTTTAAATAAGTATCAAATACAGCATTAAGATCTTGAGGAGAAAGCTTACTTTGGATCTCTTTGATAATTCCAAAATAATCTCCTATATTTTCAGCAGTAAATTTTGTTCCATACAATTTGTTTAAAAGTTGTATTGCATGATCTGGAGAATTTGCAGCAATTTCTTGTGTATCTTTGCTTTTAACTCCATAGTTGTGAGAAAACGTAAATCCTTTGTGAGAGAACAAAGCTACTATTAATTGTGTTCTATGCAACCCTTTTACGTTTCCCTTGTAAACAGCTGAGTGATACGCAAAAGAAAGCCAATCAATATTACCTACATTAATGTCTATTTGAACATATTTGTCTGTTTTGTTTCCTCCTTCGTCATATTGAGGAAACTGACAAAATAAAGATCCACTTGATGATCCTTTAATGTCAATTAGAATATCTTTATTGGAAGCAGAAATTTTTTCAGCAATAGCAACAATAACAGCTCTTTTAGTTAGCTGTTCGTCTGTTGATGTTTTTGCTCTTTTTTTAAACAATTCAAAGTGTTTTTTTACTTCCGTTTCACTCAATCCCCAGTCTTCTATACGTTTAAATGAATCTTCTGATAGAGCTAAATCAATATCTCCTGAAAAATCTTTTTTTCCGACAGAACCAAGAGTACGAATTGTTTTAAAATGCGGTTCAGCTTTTGGAAAAATTTCCTGAAACTCTTTAAAAAAACGATTGATAGTCGGAGGTATGTGTTCTTTTTTAATAGGAGAAGTAGAGCCAAAAACATTCCCTCCTTCTATTAATACATTAGAAGAGAAAAAATATTTATAGAATGAAACCATAATAGATATTTAATCTATGGTTAAAAATTTTAAATAATTAAATAAATAATCTCATGACCAAAAATTTTGACTCTTTATTAGAATCTCTTCTTATGGAATTAGTTCCTGCTGACATCAGCGGATTTGAAGGAGGAATGGGAGGAGCTGCGCAACATATTGGAAAAAATATTCCACAAGGAGAACCGAAAGGTCATTGGTCTCCATTACAGAAATTGAGTCCAGAAGATAGAGACAAAGTTATTCAAGAAATTATTAGAGAAGTTTTTACTGATAATGAAAACACCTATGCTCCAACGGTAGATAGTGCAGAAGAGCTACATTCATCAATAATATCCGCAATTCAAAAAGTGTCAGGAAGAACGGGACTGAAAGCTGCTGGCAACTGGGCTGCAAAGTTTTTAGCGGATAGATTAATGACTTTGCTTAAGAGCACAGTAAAATATACTACAGCAGGAGGAGAAGAGCTTCAAAAGGACATGACTCAAAAAGAATTTAAACAAGCTCTCAATAATGCTTTAAAAGAAGCTCCTACTCCAGAAGAGGCTCCAGCAGCAGATACTCAAGAAGAGCCACAAGCAGAACCACAGTCAGAAGAAGATCCTGATGTAGAAAAGGTTTACACAAAAGCAGCTGATTTAGATTCTGATGATGCTGATTTACAAAAAGCATTCCAAAAACTTCCCGAAGACAAAGAATTGTCTTGGGAAGAGGTCATAAAAATGATCGGAACAACAAAAGCTCTGGCATTACTTGATGTTGGGGGTTTGACTGAAATGGAAAAAGAACTCGAAGCAGGAGAAGACGAGGAAGTTCAAGCTTTAGATTTTGATGAAGAAGATACAGCTGATTTATCAAATTTTGATAAGATTATTGATCCATATTTTAGAACAACGAGAGGCAGTTACGAGCTTCCAGATTAAGACAAACGATTAAGTAGTTGCAGAATATTTTACTGCAATGAATCAATATACGTACGATTTCGAAGTCGAAACAATGGTGACAATGTTCATGAATGCCATGAGCGATATTGTCATTAAACGATTTAGAAACAGACAGTCAAGAGACAGATTAAAAGTCCGTATCGTATACGCTCCAAAACAACGAGTATTAAATGATCTATTAGATCGAGATCAAAATTTACAATTGCCTGTGATGTCTGTTTCTATAGGAGGAATTACAAGAGATAATGACAGAGTCTTTAATAAAATATTAGGTTCATTCAATCCCGTATCAACAAAAAAAGGGAAAACTGTTATTAATGAAAAGCAACCTTTGCCTATTGATTTAAATTTAAAAGTTTCCATTATGACGAGATATCAAGCTGACATGGATCAGATTTTATCCCATCTCTTGCCTTACATTAATCCTTATTTTGTAGTATCATGGAGAACACCTAGTAGACCAGACCACGAAATTCGTTCTAACATATATTGGGACGGAAACGCAGCAATTCAATATCCGATTGATATAACGTCTACTCAAGTAGCTAGAGTAGTTACTGATTTGTCATTTGTGTTTAAAGGATGGATTTTTCAAGCAATTCCTGACTTCGAAATTGGAAATATATTTACAATACATTCTAATTATTACATAGCAGATAAGGGAATTCCGATTGAATATAAATACGAAGACGAAAATATTAGAAGTTCTTCTTTTAGAAATGACTATTTGCCTCTTTCTGGAGTTCCTCCTCAACCAAAAGTAATATATCCCGATTTTTCAAGAAGAAATACTCAACAACAGTTTTATTTGTACGGATCAGCTTTCACTCACATAGATAATGTTTTTTTGTCAGGATCTCCAGTAGATTACATTTCTACCCTTCAAACTCCTTTCTCTGCAATACCTGAATTATCTTCAATAACTTTCAACGGAGTTAAATTGCAAACAAATACATGGAGTAGCGATAAAGACAATCTTGTTACATTTGTAATGCCTTCCTTGTCTTCTGTTGGGTTTGTTGACATTTTACTCCAAAATCCTTTTGGAGTGGGGTCTTTAACTCAAAGCGTGAGAATAAATAATTTTAATCCATATCACCCGAATCATCCCGAATATAATTCATACATTCCTTACCAAATGCCGTTTTTATCTGGTGTTAGAATTTTTTAAACAGAAAGAAAAAAAAATTAGTTATTTTTAGATAAATATAGATATATGTCAACTGCCTATAATTTAAAGCTCAGAACAAATAAATTGATTACATCCTCTTTAACAAGCAGAGGAAAGACTATTACCAATAATTTAAAGGTAGCAAATGTTCCTCCTACGGAACTTTTGTTTGACACTCGCTTGTCTAGTCCTAATAATTCGGACGACGACAACCGTTTAGGTGTTATTTTTCAACCAAACAAATCAGGTAATTTCTATTATAATACTCAAGCTATTACTTTAGATGCTCTTCAGTCTAGCAATTTGCCTATCACAATGTCAATTTTTGTTAATGGGGAATTATATGCAGATGTGAACTGTTTCCGAGATAAAATAGGCACGCCGTTTGGCTTTTCAGCATATGACGTAATTGTTGCTGAAGGCCCTCAAACAGGAACTTTTAACAAATTAAATTTTCAAGCAACTAGCACTTTTCAAGAAGGAGATGTATTTTTGACAATTGCAATTCCTACAGCAACCCCAGTCCCACCAACTCCAACACCAACAGAGTCTGCTACCCCGACCCCAACTCCAACTGACGTACCTGAGCCTACTGAAACTCCTGTTCCGGATCCAACTATGTATCCAACAGAAACTCCTTGGCCAACAGAGTCTCCGACTCCAACTCCAACAGCAACTGAGGTTCCTCCAACTCCAACAGCAACTGAGGTTCCTCCAACTCCAACTCCAACAGAGACCGAGGTTCCTCCAACTCCAACTCCAACAGAGACCGAGGTTCCTCCAACTCCAACTCCAACAGAGACCGAGGTTCCTC